ACAAGGTGTCGTCAATCTTCTTAGCCAAAGCATAGCCAGCATCTTCTGTGTAGAAGCGACGGAGTGATGCCAAAGCCTGAACTTCAACGATGTCCTCAATGAAACGTGAGTACTCAAAGTGCTGGTCTACAGAAACCAGAACTTCAGTCTCGGTATCAGCTTGGATTGTTACAGCTGTGTTTGCTGCTTTAGCAGTTGCTACACCACGAGTTGGCTTAGGAATGTGAAGCGTGTCACCTTTCTTGCCCTTCATGGTCATCTTGTTTACGAGGTTTGCGAGAACCAAGTTTTTCTTATAAGCAGCAACTACTTCGTCACTCCAAATTTCTGGAATAAACTTATCTGCTTGCGTTTTTGCTACGATCGATCCCGATCCACCTGGGTATGCTGCTGTTGCCATTTTTAATACTCCTAAATAAAATTATAAAATAAAATTACCGAACTCGTCCTTCAGCGTAGGCATTGAGGATTTCATCTGCCATACTCTCGTATCGATTCGGATCTTGCATTCTTAAGCGAATTAAGTCTGCACGACGATATACTGGTTTACCTGTTTCCCCTGTACCACCTTGTTGCACAGCTGCTGCTTTGAGTGCTTTACTGCGACCTTCACTATCTGTCTTCTTCAGTGCTTCATCTGCAGCTTTAGAGGTTTCCTCTTTTTGCTGCTTTAAACCACGCAACGACTTGTAGTTGTCGAGTAGTTCTAAAGCTGAATCAACATCATAGTTATTAGCATCAGCATACAAACGCTGCCTTGCCCGTGAACTTGCAATCCATTGCTGGAAGTCTTCGGACTGTGCTACACTTACAAAATCAGGGTGAGTCTTTTCAATTGCATCTAAGGCTGCTCGTTGAGCTTGTATTGCTTGTTGCTCTTGTAGCTGCTTTAAAACTGGATTAGACTCTAGTGCCTGGTTAATTGCCTTTTGGGGATCTTCAAACCAATCAATCTCTTGTGCTGGTTCAGGCTGCTTGTCGTGCTTGGCTTCGAGTTGTTGCTTTAGAAGAGAGTCAGCTAACTTGCGTACTTCACCTACCTCTTGTGCCTGACGACCGATAAGCTTCTCAGCTTCTTGGTGCATACGAACAATCTCATCAAGAGATTTATTCTTATACTTCTCAGGCATTTCAACTTCGTTAGCAATCTCTTCAGGTTGTCCTACCATCTCTTCAGTAGGGGCTGGGATTGTACCTTCTTGTTGATTTAAGTCGGTTAATACTTCGTTAGATTCTTCTTCTTGCAGTTCGATAAAATTAGCAGCCATATATACTCCTGTCGCAATGCGATTTTAGGATAATTAAAAATAGCTCGGTGATCAAGAGTTCACTTATGAGCCGTGATTTGCATTTGTTTTCCTCTCCACAGCCAGCTTCTCAGCTCTCTGTCTAGCCCACTTCGCTGTTGCTGAAGGGTGGTCGCCACTGATTGGATCTAAATAGATCCTCGGTGGGGTGAGGATACGGGTAGCAGTCCCGTCACATACGCTACACTGAACTTCTTTTGTCTCAACATCTACAAAGGATTCAGTGACATGCGAATCGTTGCACTTAAAGTCGTACATTCGTCTAGGCATTGTCTTCCTCTTGAGAAAGCTGCTCATAAACTTCTGTACTAGACTCTCTTAAAGTCTTGATCCAGTTCATGATGGACATTTCGCCCTTCTTGAAGTGGAGTTGTTGTTCTGTTTCTATGCCGCCTAAGCGGTCTGTAGCCTCAATCATTACTTCAATGTCTTCTACTAGGTCTTTCCAACCCTGAGTCGACATCATTGCAAATCTATTCTCGTAGTAATCCTGTAATTCTCGATTCATGTTAATCTTTTTCCTTGACTTTGGAGATTAAGTGTGATACAATGTAAATATTATACCACAGTTTTACTCAAAAGTCAAGTACTTTATTGCATTTTTCTTTGCATTTGTATAGTAGCAATACGCTCATTGGACTTAATATCCTCTACTTGGATGAGCTTATCAGCCAGTTTCATGCGCTTCTCGAACTCATCAGCCATAGGATCTTGCGTATTCTTAGAGGCTGCAGCCAATACCTTAGCTTGTACTTCTGCTGGCATTAACTGGGTCTCTACCCCTACTTGCTGTGCTTCAGCTGCTGCTTTAGCTGCCTCAGCTTGGGTCTTCTGTAGCTGAGCCATCGCTGTTTCCATAGCAATCTGCTGCATCTGTACCTGCATTGGGTCTGGTTGTTGTGCTTGAGTCATCTCTTGGAGGGTAGCAATGATTTCTTCACGGTTAGACATACTAGAAGAAGCGATAATACCTTGCAACAGTACTGGAACAATAGGAGACTGAGCACCTAGGGTAGACATCAAGCCCATCATCTGCTGCTGTTCGTACTCACGAGCTACCATTCCCATAGTAGAAGTAGGGATAAAGTTAAAGTCTTGTACTGGATAACGCTCAGGATCAAACTGCATGAACCGCCAAGCAGCCTTATTGATGAACGGCATTAGGAAATCTTCTTGGAAGTTGATCAAGGTACGCTTGTTCTTCTTCATAAGCCCTGAGAGAGCCATAGAGAGTCCTGCACCGCTTGCCTCACCACCAGCTACTTGACTAGGCATTGACGCACTGTCGATCGTTCCTGTGGCTTGCAATAGCATTGACTGGAAGTTCTGTGCTGTTTGGAAGCTCTGTGGATCAGTAACACCAAACTTGAATGGCATCATGATCTCAGCAGGATTGCCGTTGACTAGGAAGCTCTTACCTGGTCGTACTTCGTACTTAGCACCACGAGGAAGCCTTGTAGCATCCATCGCCATCATAGGGGATGTGGTTAAAGCTAAGGAGTCTAGGTGGCTACGAATCTGAGCATCAATAGCCTTCTGCATATTGTAGCCCTTCTCAGCAGTACCACGACCCCAGAAACGACCTGGCATCGAGTCAGCTTGATAAGCAACAATAGGACGATCCTTCATCATGTAAGGAGAAGCTTCAGCCTTGAGTAAGTACTGGTCATCCGCAATCACAACGATAGCCTCTACCAAGTTCTGGTAGTCTTCACCTTTAGAACCTTCAGGGAACAGGTCTACTACTTCGACTCCGTCTTTCTTATCGATGTTCTCAAGGTATTCACGAGGAACTAAACCATAGTAGCGAACAACACGAATACGGTCGTCTTGCTTGTGGGTTACTTCTTGTACTGGCTCTAGCTCCATGTTGGAGTAGCTAGGTGTTACATTAACCTTACGGTATGTGCCATCAACCATGCCCTGTACGATGGTGTAGTAAGGAACGTACTCTTCGATAGCAACACCAAGAGAGTCTTCTACGTCTGCTGCATTAGGGTCAATTAGGAAGTTACGAGGATTAACAGGGTGGAGCTGAACCATGAACTGCTTCTTTTCCTGTACACCAATAGCTGCCATCTGAGTACCAGGAATAGCTTGAGTAGCTGGAGACATCACTACACGCTCTTCTACTGTAATCTCACCGATACCAGTACCATATAGTTCGCCTAGAAGGATAATGTTATCTAGGGCTTTCTTAACCTTACTTACCTTGAAGTCCTCGTGCATCTGTTGACGCACTAAAGCGATGTCTGCTTTGTTAGGATCTTGACGGTCATCAACGATATCAAAGAACTCACCACGACCAAACACAGCTTCAGATATCTCTGCTTGCTTAGACTCAATAGCTTGCTGCAGTGCGGGAGTGATTAAGCGACTACGCTCAGACTCTCGTGTCTTATCCATAGCATCCCAGATACCACGAAACAAACGCTCAAATTCTTCCCACTTGTCTAGGTAGTTTACATCACGATGATCTCGCCATGTATTGCAGTGGTCTACGATGAACGCAATTAAGTCGTTATCCGCATCAGTTTGTTTATCTTCTTTAAATTCAGCCATTCTTTAGATTCCTGGTATGGTGGATTGTGGTACAGCCATTTCAAATGGATTAGCTATCGGAGCTTCTTGTTGTGGTAAAAAGATATCAGACTCTTTTAATCCTAGTTGCTTTGCTGATTCTACGATTTGGAGATACTTATGTGCGCCTATGTTCTCTGGTGAGTTCATGAATAAACCACGAACAACATCATACGCTGCTGGATTATCTTTCCACTTTGTACTTGAATCGCCAGCTAAATCATTGTACTTAGATACCAACGAGAAGCCAGCCATAGGATCAGGATTAAACTTACCTCCATCTAATCCTTGATGGGTTACTCTAAATGCTCCTGCTTTTTGTAAGGCATCAAAGTTTAACGGCATAAAGTTTGCTGTTAGTTTAGTATTATCTGAGGTTAAACCCTCAAACTTACTCAAGTCAAACTTAGGATCAGCCATCAATACCCCGCTATAAAGTCAATAGGTTCATATTCATCTTCACCATCATCCATGAAGTAACTTGTTACAGCTAACTGGTCGACATAAGATAAAGCATCGATCAAGTCATCGTGTACTTGGTTGGTAGGGAACATCAAGAGCTGGTCTACAAACTCTTTCCAGTCCTCATCCTCATTCAGGATTACCTTACCGTGTTCAAAGCGTCCCTGTAATGCCCAGACGATACGCTCTGTTTTATTCTTCCCACCATGCGTTAAGTCTTGTATGGTAGCGTAGGTGTTGTTTGACCTCATCAGATCGCTTAGATAGGGCAACACAGCGTTTCTAACTGTGCCTCGCTCCATCCCTACACCGACAGGTTCAAACTCCTTGATGTTCTTTAGAATCCTTGCAGCGCAGTCTTTAACATCCCAGCGACCATGCTCAATCTTCTTTACAAACCAAACACCATCATCTGTTACCTTAACCACAGCCATCGCAGACTCATCCAACTTCTTCTTACGAGACTCTGAATAGTTGGTATTAGTGAATCCCGCTAAGTCGATTGCCAGGTAGTATACCCCATCGCTTGGTTCTTCACCATACTCAATCCATTGTTCTTTGAATAAGTCTGTTCCTGCGTTATCAAAAGAAGCTTCATACTCTTGCTTGAATGAGAAGCTACTTAATGTCTTTCTTGCACCCTCGATCTCTTTAGGATCTATAAGGGGATTGTCTTTTGTAGTAAAATGCCAGGACTTCCATTCATCATCGTCGCCAGTAAGACCCAGGTTGTACATATCGTAGAACCAGTTCCTCCCTTTAGGAGTCCCAATAAATAGAGCAGAGCCTTTTTTGTCTGATAACGAAGCACGTAGTACCTTTTCCCATGTGTCTGGTTTAATGTCAGCTACCTCGTCTAGTACTAGGTATGTTAAGCTGACCCCTCGAAGGGTATCTGGTCTATCAGCACCACGAACATATATCTTAGCACCATTAATCAAAGTGATATCCATATTATTCACATGGCTACTCTGAATCACTTCTCTTCCTAAATCCATTAGGACATCCCAGATAATCTGTCTAGCCTGTCCTTGAGTAGGAGCGACATACATTACAGCAGAACCTTGTGGGCAACGTAGTCCCTCTACTAATAATGCTACAGCAGATAATCTTGATTTACCGCATCGTCGTCCAGCAACAATAACTTTAAACCTAGTCTTATCTTGAAATACTTCTTTTTGCCAAGGTAGTAACTCAAAGCTGAGGTTCATTTATATGAATCCTCTTCATTATCTACCTCTTGATAATCTACAATCTCAGCATCAATCTCTTCTATTGCTTCTACTTTAGTTTCACCTAATCCAGTAATGTTAATCGTTACTGCATTACGTTGTCCTTTAGCATCTTTCTCAAATAAGGATGTGGGTAATAATCTATCCATACACATCTTGAGGCAAGCTACTTGATCTTTATCAGTATCATCTAAAGCCTTACGGAGTACAGTATCAATTACTTTCGTACCACTCGTTGATAATAATCTAGCTTTAAACTCTTGGATTCGTCCTGCATCACCTACTGGTCTGCCTACCTTATTTCTTTTCTTCTTGCTCTGCACAAGTGATTTAGGAGGACGACCTCTCCTACGAGCAGGTGCTGGTTCTAAGACATCCACCTTAATAGGAGACAAATCCTGTAAATCTTGAGACATATATCCTTTACCTGCTAACGCAGAGAACAATTAATAAATGAATTTCTACTAATTAGTTTACTAAGTAGTCTTAAGTAGTTTTGGTTCTTATTGTTTTTTACCTAGTTTGCTCTTAGTCTTCTTCTTAGTACAACTATTATACCATAACTTCTTGGATTTGTCAAGCTTTATTTTAACTATCTTCTTTGTTGTCTTCGATGCACATCTCCTGGGTATAGGGAAGCTGAGTTATGAACCCCTCTATAGGGAGGACTATGCGGGTCTGGTGAGACAAGCTAGCACATGTTCCGCAGTAACTACTCTGTCCCCTTTTATCTTCCTTTTAAATACAGACATCAGTAGCTATCTTCTTTTATTATAAGCCATTGATTACATTGAACATATTCCTACCTGGACATCTGCTTAAATATTAGGCAGTTTGCTTAATTATTAGGCAGTCTTAATTCTCCTTTTTAGGTGTTTGAGAGGCATCATAATTAAATACAGAGCCACTAAGCCCCCTCCCCCTATGCTATTGAGTTATCTGCTTAATAATTAGGCAGTTGATTGTGGAGGTGTGAGAGTAGTGACACC